CAGCCTGCAAGCACTTGCATTCAACTGCATGCAGATGTTCCCGTCTTCGAGATACGAGAATCGAGATACGAGAATCGAGATACGGGATGCGAGAATAGGCGCGATGCGCCTGCGCCCGCTCATGAAAAATCGAAAAAAAACACTGCCGTACGCCATGAATACGGCGCTTACCGCAACGTTTTGCTCTCCGACGAGGATCTTTTGAAGCTCCGGGAGGAATTTCCGGACTGGGAGGCGCGGATCGAGCGATTGAGCGAGTATATCGCCAGCTCCGGCAAGAGCTACAAGAACCATCTTGCCACGATCCGGGCTTGGGCCAGGAAGGACGCAGAACCGCAGGGAAAGCCTGCCCAGAGGCCCGGAAAACGCTGGCAGACGGCGGAGGAGTACGACCGGAACGCGCCGGGGGACCTGGAAAAGGCGGCTGTGCGGAGGATGATGGGCGATGGCTGAGAAAAATCCATGCCCCTGCACGAGGGACTGCGAAAAGCGCGGGCCGGGCTGCCACGCGGAATGCCGGGAATACCTCACCTACGAGGCGCGGAAGCGGGAGGATTACGCCAGGAGCGGGCACGATCCCGGCTGGCACAGCACGACGCCGGGCTGCGAGCGGCGCATCCGGGAGGCAAGTCGGAACCAGAGAAGCGGGAGGAGGCATGTGCGGTGAACAAGGCCACCAGGCCGAAGCGGGCGGACGGGACCTTTGAGCGGAGCGGCGGCGCGCCGAGCGTCCGCGGGACTGTGCTCGTGCTCCGGGACGTCGACGAGGTGTTCCCGGAATACCGGCCCGAGAAGGGCCGGGTCTACGAGGCGGAGATCGTCCTGCCCCAGCGGAAGAAGGCCCACGGAAGGAGCTTCTGGCGCTCCGGCTTCTGCATCGTGGACATCGGCGGGAAGCGGATCGTGCTGCGGCCCGGAGAATACAGGGAGGTGGGCGCATGAGAGCCTGCCCGAGATGCGGCGCGTCCTGGCCGGACACGCTCTACGGGGACAAGTTCGGGCACGTGACCGGGTGCAGCTTCTGCACGGACGATCCCGGGGCGGAGTGCTTCGAGCCCTGGGAGCTGCCCGAGGAAGGAGAAGACGATGGACAAGACCTATGCGGACCAGAGGCTTTTTAAGCCAAACAAATACCACGCCCGGAAGGTGACATTCCAGGGCGAGACGTTCGATTCGAAGCACGAGCTGGACTGCTGGCTCCGGCTCCGGGCCGAGGAGCAGGCCGGGCGCATCCGGGGGCTTCGGCGGCAGGTGCGCTTTGAGCTGATCCCGGCCCAGCGGACGCCCTGCGGCGACCTGTTCCGGAAATGCGAATACGTATGCGATTTCGTATACGAACGGGACGGACGGACCTGCGCGGAGGACGCGAAAAGCCCGGCGACCAGGACCCCGGCCTATATCATCAAGCGGAAGCTGATGCTCCGCGTCCACGGAATTTACGTGGAGGAGGTTTGACATGAACGAACTGAGAGTAAAAAACTGCCGCATGAACGGCTGCTTTGACTGGGCCATGTATGGCCGCAAGGCCTGCGTCGGCTGCGGGCACGACAAGGCGGAGCACGACCGGCGGATGAAGCTGCCGCTCCACAAGGACGCGGACGGGCTGCTGCGGATCCATGTGGAGGAGGAAGCGGATGGGGCCACAGATTAACATCCTCGACGAGATCATCGTTGACAATTTCGCGGGAGGAGTGCGAGGAGCAAATCTCACGGACTTCTGCAACTACGGAAGCGGTGGAATGGGATGACGCATCTGAGCCTCTTTTCCGGGATCGGCGGACTGGATCTTGCGGCGGAATGGGCGGGATTCACGACTGTCGGGCAATGCGAATTCGCCGAATACCAGACGAAGGTGCTGGAAAAACACTGGCCGGACGTACCGCGCTGGCGGGACATCCGGACGCTGACAAAGGAGAGTTTTTATGAGCGAACCGGACTTCGAACAGTTGACGTTGTTTCCGGAGGATTTCCCTGCCAGCCATTTTCCGTGGCTGGAAAGCAGAAAGGCAAAGGGGACGACCGTTACCTATGGCCTGAGATGCTGCGCGTTATCCGCGAGCTGCGCCCGCATTGCGTCGTCGGTGAGAACGTACCTGGAATCCTCAAGATTGCCGCCGGGCAGGTGGTCGAGGATCTGGAGCGCACAGGATATCACGTCGTCGTGTTCAATTTTGAAGCTGCGGCTGTCGGAGCGTGGCACCGGAGAAGCCGGGTGTTTTTTGTTGGCTACACCGACGGCGCTCGATCCCGCAAAGGAGAAAATGAAAAGCACCCAGCAGAAGGGAGAATCAAGGCACAGCTTGGATTTACCACAAGCGGTGAAGCTATGGCCGACACCGATAGCGGGGCAGTGCGGAATGACGGCGAAAACGAGCGGGCGCGAACCGGGAAAGAGTACGCATTTGGGAATGCAAGTGTTGATCCGGAGCGGCTTATATCCGACACCGAGGGCGAACGAGGGCAAGGACAGACTGCAACACGTTCCGCCGAGCCGGATGAAAGACCATGGGAAATGCAACCTGACGCAGGCGATAGCGATGGAACGACTGTTTACGACACCATGCGCGGCGGATGCAACGGGAACGACCGGAGGAGCGAATCACAGGAGTTTGCGAACGGACGTTGCTGGGCAGCTGAACCCGGAGTGGGTCGAGTGGCTAATGGGATTCCCCATCGGGTGGACAGAATTAAGTGCCTCGGAAACGCCGTAGTGCCGCAGCAGGCATATCCGATTTTCATGGCACTGATGGACGAGCTGAAAGGAGAAAGAACATGACACTGACGGAACTGCAGAACAAACTCGGCGAGCAGATCGAGTTGCTGACCGACAAGAATACGCCGTACAGCGCGAAGAAGAACCTCGCGGACGTGGCGATGACGGTATCTTCCCTTGCGAAGCAGATGATAAACAACGCGGATGTGGTGCTCCGCACTGAGAAACTGGTCGCGGAGGGAAAGCTCAAGCAGAGTGCGATTGAGAGCTTCCTGCGATGAGACGCTACGTCCGCTTCACGGAGCCGCAGGAGCTGTGGCTCCGTGAAAACTACGGGAAAGTCGGAAGCTATGACGAGCTGACGACGCGCTTCAATGAGACGTTCGGCGCAGAGCGGCGCAAGGACGAGATCCGCGAGAAATGCACGAAGCGTCTCGGTTTGAAGGGGATGCAGAATCCGACTGTCTATGGGAAAAAGGCGAAGGAGGAACTGCCGATCGGAACGATCCGCAGGAGCCAGACCGGAACGTACATCAAAGTGCAGCATGCGCAAGGCATCGGCTTCAGCGGCTATTGCGAGCCGTACTGGCTGCCGCTCCAGAAGAAGATCTGGCAGGACGCGCACGGGAAGCTGCCGGAGGGAAAGATGGTATGCTTCCTCGACGGGAATCCGCAGAATTTTGATCTTGCCAACCTCTATCCAATCGACCGGAGCATCGCGGCGATCATGGCGACTAACAAGTGGTGGACGAGCAGCAGAGAGCACACACTGACGGCGATCAAGTGGTGTGAATTATACTATGCAATCAAAACAGGAGGGTGAACGATGGCAAGGATGATTGATGCTGACAAGGTTGTTCCGCTTTGCCGATTGCTGTTGGTAGGTCACGACAAAGGAGTAGCCGATGCAATCGCAAAAAATTTACAGGATGTGGTTGACACCCATACCGTGGATGCCGTCCCGGTGGTCAGATGCCGAGATTGCGTTCATGCTGTGGAAATCGAAAAAGACCATATCAGGAAACTTTTCATTGACGGCACAAAAGCGTGCGACATTGGGCGTGGCGATCTGTACTATGGGGAGTCAATAATCGGCAATGACGGATTTTGTGACAGCGGAGAAAGGAAAGAAAAATGATGTACACAGAAGAATGCAAAGTGGCTATGCCGGAGGACGCGAAAAGCCCCGTGAAAAGCCCGGAGATCATGTGCGATATTGTGCGGGACAACAATGCGCTGGCAAACGAAATCCTGTGCCATGTCAGGGGCATTGGGGCGTTCCTGTTTGGGGGCGTATCAGAAAGCTGCGAAACGGAAAAAGGCCCGGAGTGTATGATGGAGGAAATCCAGCAGCAGCAAAAAACATTGAAAGAAGTGCTGGACAGGCTCAATGCCATCCGGGAACGACTTGGGTGAGGTGGACGAGCATGACACCTGACTACGAACGTTGCATATATCGCCGATGCCTTGCAAAATGTTTTGATATCCACATATCCTGCGAGGACTGCGACAAATACGGAACAGAGCGGTGCGAATGCACGAACGGGAAGGAGGCCGAGCATGGATAAATTATACGCCGAGGAGATGTACGGAAATGAAAATCGCACGGGTATTTCCGAGGAAACTGAGCGAATTCACGGGCGCACAGACGACGAAGGACGGTTTCGAACCGAGGCTGCTTGACCGCGCACCGCAGAGCTGGCGCTACGTCGTGGGGTGGCCCGAATGAAGTACAAAGCACTTGAGGCAATCCCAATGGAGTTGCGAGAAGCAAACGAGCTCGTCGCTCGGCTGCACCGCCATCATGCGCCGGTCTATCGGGACAAATACCGCATTGGCTGTGTGAGCGGCAAGAAAATTGTCGGTGTCGTTCAGATTGGGAGGCCGGTATCGCGCGGGCTGGATGACGGAAGAACCGTAGAGGTGACACGGCTCTGTACGGATGGGACGGCCAACGTCTGCTCCTTCCTGCTTGGCCGTGCGGCGGCGGTGGCAAAGCTCATGGGCTACGAGCGAATCATAACCTACACGCTGGAAAGCGAAAACGGGAGCAGCCTGCGGGCGTCCGGATGGAGCCTCGACGGGCTAACAGACGCGAAATCATGGGACTGCAAGTCAAGACCGCGCTCCACAACGGCACCGACGTGCAGAAAGAAGCGATGGGTGAAGCAGCTGAGAAAGGAGAACGCATGAAAATCTACATAGCCGGTAAGATCACCGGCGATCCTGGGTATTTGGATAAATTCCGCGGCGAGGCGGAGCGGCTGGAAGGGCTGGGCCATATCGTGCTCAACCCGGCGGAGCTGCCGGAGGGGATGAGCAAGGCGGAGTATATGCGCATCTGCTTCGCCATGATCGACTGCGCGGACACGGTGCTCCTGCTGCCGGGCTGGCAGGGCAGCGCCGGGGCGCGGCTGGAGCAGGCCTATTGCAGCTACACCGGCAAGCCCTCGGGCGGGAGCTGGGAGGAGGACGTATGAGCGATAAAAAGCGGGAGAGCCGGAGCAGGCGGCTCGTGACGCTCCGGGTGACGCCGATGACCTACCGGCACCTCTGCGCCATGGCGGAGGCGGGCGGGCTGAAATTTCCCGGCCAGGCCGTGGACAAGCTGGTGCGGAGCCTGGCGCTCCAGGCCCGGGAATTGCGGAGAAAGGACGAGCGATGAACGAAATGAAAATTTTTAGCAATCCGGAATTCGGTCAGGTCAGAACCAAGGAGACCTACAACGAGAGGACCGACTGGAGCGGCACGCAGACGCTCGTCACGCCCAAGGGCCGCGAGGCGTTCCGGCTGCTGTACGTCGGGTAATTCAGGAGGGGCGCAATGAGCGAGGGGTCGTATCTCAAGGCGGACGTGATGTGCCCGTTTTATCTCTCGGATGACCGGCGGCGCGTCCTCTGCGAGGGCGTGATGCAGGGGGCGGTGACGGTCCAGCAGTTCCGGCGGCGGGAGGACCTGGAGCGATTTATGCGGCTGCGGTGCTGCCGGAGGTACCGGCTCTGCCCCGTCTATGCGGGGCTCATGACGAAATATGAGGAGGAGGAACCATGAAAAAGAGACCCTATGACGAACGGCGGGGACAGGACCCGCGGCAGGAAACCGGACAAATGCGGACAGGCATGGACGGGAAAACACAGGGGACCCCGCGCGGCCTGCCGCGTGGGGAAGCGGAGGGCTACGGCTTCGGTGCGACTTCCGCCGCTGGCGGCGGAACCGCAGGAGAAGCCGTTAAACCGACGCATGGGCAGAGCACCACGGCGATGCCGGGGGCAGGTGCCCCGGGTGGACTGGCACAGGGGCCCGGCATGATCCCCGGGGACCTGACAACGCCGGGAGCAGGCGCGGCGGGGGCCGCGGGAGAAGCTGTTAAACCGGCGATCGGGGCGGAGGAGCTGCTGGACTTCACGCGCATCCTCCAGAAGTACAAGGCGGGCAAGGCGCGGACGGAGCAGCGCATCCTTGCCTCGGAGCAGTGGTGGAAGCTGCGCAACTCCACGGAGGAGCAGAAGGTTTCCCAGATCGGGAAGGACGGCGGCTTCCGGAGCGTCTCCGGCTGGCTGCACAACGTCATCGTTGCCAAGCACGCGGACGCCATGGAGAGCTATCCGGAGCCGAACATTCTGCCGCGAGAGCAGGGCGACCGGGCGGAGGCGCGGATGCTCTCGGCCATCATCCCCTGCGTGCTGGAGCAGAACCACTTTGAGCGCACCTACTCCGACGCCATGTGGCAGAAGCTCAAGACGGGCACGGGCTGCTACAAGGTGATCTGGGACAAGGAGAAGCTGAACGGGCTCGGCGACATCGCCGTCGAGCGCGTGAACCTGCTGAACATCTACTGGGAGCCGGGCATCACCGACATCCAGAAGAGCCGCTATTTCTTCCACACGGAGCTTGTGGACAAGGACATTCTCCAGGAGCGGCACCCGGAGCTGCAGGGGAAATTAGACGGCGGTACATTCCTCTCCACGAAGTTCCTCTACGACGACGCCGTGGACACCACAGACAAGGCGACGGTCATCGACGTCTACTACCGGAAGTGGGCCGGGGACCGGGCGGTGCTGCACTACTGCAAGTACGTCGGGGACCATGTGCTCTTCGCCACGGAGAACCGGCCCGACATGGCGGCGGCGGGGCTCTACGACCACGGGAAATTCCCCTACGTCTTCGACGCGCTCTACCCCATCGAGGGCAGCCCCTGCGGCTACGGCTTCGTGGACATCTGCCGGAATCCGCAGACGGAGATCGACCTCATGAAGACGGCCTTCGTCAAGAACGCCATGGCGGGCGCGACGCCGCGCTACTTCTCCCGCGTGGACGGGAACATCAACGAGGAGGAGCTGCTGGACCTCTCCAAGGCCGTGGTCCATGTGAACGGCAACGTGGACGAGGCGTCCCTGCGCGTCATCGACCACAGCTCCCTCGACGGGAACTACCTGACGGCCCTCCAGTACACGATCCAGGAGCTGCGCGAGACCTCCGGCAACACGGAGACCTCGACGGGCTCCACCTCGGCGGGCGTGACGGCGGCATCCGCCATTGCAGCGCTGCAGGAGGCGAGCGGCAAGGGCAGCCGCGACAGCACCCAGGCGGCATACCGCGCCTATGCCGAGATCGTGGAGCTGTGTATTGAGCTGATCCGCCAGTTTTACGACCTGCCGCGCAAATTCCGCATCGTCGGGCAGTACGGCGCGGAGCAGTTTGTATCCTACACGAACCAGGGGCTCCGGCAGCAGGCCCAGGGCACGGCATTCGGGCAGGACATGGGCTACCGGCAGCCGGTCTTCGACATCAAGGTATCGGCCCAGAAGCGGAGCGTCTACACCAAGGTGACGCAGAACGAGCTGGCCCTCCAGTTCTTCAACGCCGGGTTCTTCAACCCGCAGCTCGTGGACCAGACGCTGCTCTGCCTCGACATGATGGAGTTCGACGGGCGGGACGAGCTGATGCAGAAGCTCTCCCGGTACGGGGACGTGTACCAGACGCTGCAGCTTGTGGAGCAGTACGCCATGAATCTCGCGGCGAAGTACGGCGACCAGATGGCGCTCTCCCAGCTGAACGGCATCATCTCCCGGACGGGCGGGCAGATGCCGGCGGTGCAGGGCGCGCAGCCGGAGGAAAAACCGGAAATTGCGGAGTCGGATGAGCTTGGCGGCATGAAGAAGAAAGAGCACGCACTGGTTGAGAAATCGCGCCAGAGAAGCCAGCAGGCCAGCCAGCCGGGCTGAGGAGGGGACCATGATCGAGATCATCTACCGGCCCGAGCAGTACATGGTGACGATCCGGGGGCACGCGAGGAGCGCGGAGAAGGGGGAGGACCTGGTCTGCGCGGCGGTCTCCGCCCTCGTGAACACGCTGCGCTGCAATGCGTTCCAGCTTGAGAAGGCCGGGGCGGCCCGGATCGATTCTTTCCGACTGGCGGAGGGGGACGCGGAGCTTCGGCTTGCGCCCCGGGCGCGGTACCGGCACATCGCGCGGATGGTGCAGGACGCGATCTGCCTCGGCTTCGACTTCCTGGGCTCGGAATATCCGGACTACGTGCACTTTGAGAAGCGATGACCCCCAAGTTGGGGGGTAGAGAAACGAAAACCGCATATGCCATACTGGGAGCAAGGCTTCGGCCCTGCTCCCTTTTTCAGCGGAGACCGGAAAGCGGCTCCGACTGTGTACCAGGGAGGGGGCGGGACGGAGCGCGTGCGGTCCCCGCAGAGGGGAGCCGGGGCTGAAGTTCCCCAAGCGGTCCCGGTCATCGCTCCCGCAGCGCGGGAGCCGGGGAGGATTCGCCGCCCGAAGCGGCAGACTACACAACACTGGGAGGCATAATATGCACCTGGAAAACTGGCGGCTGCTCCAGCTCTTCGCCGACGGCGGAGAAGGAGGAACGTCGCCCTCGGGCGAAGCGGAGGCTGCCGACGCCGGGCAGGCGAGGCTGCTGGAATTGGGCGTTCCGGCAGACAAGCTCCGCAGACGGGCGAAGAAGGCGGAGACACCGCTGCCGCAGGGCGCCGTACGCACGGAGCCCAAGCAGCCGGAGGCCCCTACCGAACCGGAGCCGGACGCCGCGGCTGATCAGAAAAGCCCCACGGAGAAGCCCCGCATGAGCTGGGAGGAGGTCTGCGCAGACCCCGAATACAACCAGAAGATGCAGGAGATGGTACAGGGACGGCTGCGGGCGGACAAGCCCAAGGTCGAGGCCATGGACAAGCTGGGACAGGCGCTTTCGCTGCTGGCCGGGAAGCACGGGCTGGACCCGGACAACATCGACTACGACGCACTCGCGCAGAAGATCGTCGACGACGATTCCTTTTACGAGGATCGCGCCATGGAGATGGGTGTCGGCGTGGACACCGCGAAGCGCATCGTGCAGATGGAGCAGGAGACGGAACGGCTCCGCCAGCAGGAGCAGCGCAGCCAGGAGGAACAGCGCTTTGCGGCGCACCTCCAGAGCCTGCAGCAGCAGGGCGAGGCGCTGAAGGCGACCTTCCCCGGCTTCGACCTCAGCCGGGAGCTCCAGAACCCCGTCTTTGCCCGGATGACATCGCCGGGCGGCGGCATCAGCGTCGAGGACGCCTACTATGCCGTACACCGCAAGGAGCTCCAGGAGGCGGCCATGCGCGTCAGCGCGAGGAAGACCGCCGAACAGATCTCCAATACCATCCAGGCGCGCGGCACGCGGCCCAGCGAGGCCGGTACGGGCGCTCCCTCCGTGAGTACATTCGACTACAGAAAAGCGAGCAAGGCGGAACGGGAGGCACTCAAGCAGCGCATCCGGCAGGCTGCCGCCCGCAACGAGAAGCTCTATCCCGGCCAGTAAACCGGGGGCTTCTCCACGGAAGGAGGAACCACCATGAACGAATATAAGCTCTCTCTTATCCAGCTCTTCGCCGACGGCGGCGGCGCGCTGGTCAACGCAACCGATACCTACGTCAACGCCTACACCGGCACCAAGACGGCATTTGACACAAACAACACGCTCTCCGGCGAGCTCAAGACGTTTTACGACACCGAGCTGCTGGAGAATGCCCGCGCGGAGATGTACTACGCGCAGTTCGGCAAAAAGCAGCCGCTGCCCAGGAACCACGGCAAGACCGTGGAATGGCGCAAGTGGAACACCTTCGCACGCGCCTCCAAGCTGCAGGAGGCCGTCATCCCCACCGGCCAGAAGTTCGGCATGAGCTCCAAGACCGGCTCCATCGACCAGTACGGCACCTACGCCGCCATCTCCGATCAGCTTGAGCTGCACGCCTATGACGACGTGATCCTCGGCGCGACGGAGGAAATGGGCGCGTCCGCAGCGGAGACCCAGGAGGTGCTCATCCGCGATGCGCTGCTGACCAACACCAACGTGCTCTACTGCGACAACATCGACAAGGAGAGCGGCAAGGTCCTCTCGACGCCGACCTCCTGCGCGACGATGGGCGCGGGCGGCGAGACTGCCGGTTCCGGCGGCTCCGCGACGCCGCACGGCTGGAGCCTGCTGACGCCGGACATGGTCAACAAGGCGGTGACCAAGCTCCAGAAGGACCGTGTGCCGACCATAGGCGGCAAGTACGTTGCAATCGTGCATCCCTCGGTGATCTACGACCTGCGCAGCTCCGACGAGTGGATCGAGGCGCACAAGTACGCCTCTCCCGAGGAGATCTACAACGGCGAGATCGGCGAGCTGCACGGCGTGCGCTTCATCCGCAACACCTTCGCGCCGATCCTCGGCGGCGACAGCTACAAAAACAAGGACGGCGGCGTGACCTACGCGACCTATTTCCTCGGCAAGGACGCCTTCGGCATCATCGATCCCGACGGCGGCGCGCTGGAGATGATCGTCAAGGACAAGTCTCAGGCGGGCGGTCCGCTGAACCAGTTCAGCACCATCGGCTACAAGTTCGAGACCAACGGCGCGACCATCCTCTACACCGAGCGCGTGCTGCGCGTGATGAGCTGCTCCAGCTACAGCGCGACCGACACGGCAAACTGACAGGGGGCGGGGAAACCCGCCTCTCCATAAGGAGGAACCATGGCAAGCAAGAAAGACGACCTTGTGGAGGTTTTTATCCCCAAGGGCTATATCAACGAGGAGCCAAACCTGCTCGTCTCCGTCAACGGCGTAAACTACCTGCTCCCGCGCGGCAAGCGCTCGCAGGTGCCTGCGCACATTGCGGCGGAGATCCGCCGGGCGCAGGAGGCGCAGGCGGCGCTCGACGAGAAGGTGGCAGAGCTGCTGTCTCAGCAGTGACCAGGGAGGCGGGGCTGCACGGCTCCGCCTCTTTTTATCGACAGGAGGCGACAACATGACCATCAACGAAGCGATCTCGGCGGCGGACGCGCTGAAGCCGAACCAGTACGACGCGGCGCAGAAGCGCGCCTGGCTCTCGGAGCTGGACGGGCGCATCCACCGGGAGCTGATCCTCACCCACGCCCACGACGCGGCGCAGGAGGCGTTCACCGGCTACGGAGAGGACACAGACGAGGACACGGCGCTGCTTGTTCCCTACCCCTTCGCGGCGGACGTCTACGGCTGGTATCTCCAGAGCATGATCGATCTCGCCAACGGGGAGAGCGGCAAGTACAACCAGAGCGCGGCCCAGTTCAACAGCGCCTACAGCCAGTATTCCGGCTGGTGGCACCGGACACACGCGCCGCTGCCGGAAGCCTCGCGCTTCCTGTTCTGAGGAGGTGCGGCATGAAGCTTCCCTACATTGAGGAGACGAGCCCGAGCCGGATCGTGACCGAAACGTTCTACGGCTACAACAACCATCTCAAGATCGCCATCAACGAATTCGCGGACATGGAAAACCTCTCCTGCCGGGACTATCCCATGATCGGGACGAGGCCGAAGCGCGGGACCGCGGCGGCCATGACCGCGCCCCAGGGGATGACCTCCAAGGACGCGCTGCTCTACGTGGACGCGGGGAAGGTTTTTTACAACGGCGCGGAGGTGACGGGGCTGACGCTCACGCCCACCGGGGAGAAGCAGATCGTGTCCATGGGCGCGTATGCCGTGTTCTTCCCGGACAAGAAATACCTCAACACGGCGGACATCACCGACCACGGCGGGCTGGATGCGGCATGGACGGCGGAGGCGGACACCAAGATCAAATACCAGCTCTGCAAGGCGGACGGCACGGAGCAAACACCCAAATTTGTACAGGTGTCCGAGCCGGAGAGCGCGGCGAACGGGGATCTCTGGATCGACACCTCCGAGACGCCGCATACGCTCAAGCAGTTTGCCGGAGACAGCCGGAGCTGGCTGTCCGTGGTGACGGTGTACGTTAAAATTTCCGCGACGGGCATCGGAGCGAAGTTTAAGGAGGGCGACGGCGTGGAGATCGCCGGGGCCTCCTATTCCCAGCAAGGGCCGCTCAAGGACCAGATCGAGGACCTGTGCGGAACAAAGCTCCTCAAGGGCTGCGGGGCCGACTACCTCATCGTCATTGGGCTGCTGGATCAGGTCTACGAGCAGACCGGCGGGGTGAGCGTCAAGCGCGAGGCGCCGGACATGGACTACGTCTGCGAGTGCGGCAACCGGCTCTGGGGCTGCAAGTACGGACTTGTGGACGGCAAGGTCGTCAACGAGCTTTACGCCTCCAAGCTGGGCGATTTCAAAAACTGGCGCTGCTACAACGGCAACTCCACCGCGTCCTGGGCGGCGAGCTGCGGCACGGACGGGCAGTTCACCGGGGCCGTGAACTATCTCGGGAACCCCATCTTCTTCAAGGAGACGTGCCTGCACAAAATATCCATCTCTGCCTACGGGGCCCATCAGGTGCAATCCATTGACGGCAACGGCGTACAGAAGGGGTCCTGGCGCAGTCTGGCCATTGCGGGCGAGACGCTCTACTACAAGGGCCGGACCGGGGTCTATGCCTACGACGGGAGCCTGCCCCGGAGCGTCTCCGACAAGCTGGGCGACGTGCGCTACAGCGGAGCCGTCGGCGGGAGCTTCGGCGGGCTGTACTACGTGGCCATGCAGAGCAGCGGGGGCTGGAGCCTTTTCAGCTATGATCCTTCCCGGGGCATCTGGTGCCGGGAGGACGCGCTGCATCCTGTGTGCTTCGCGGCCCACGGCGACGACCTCTACTACCTCGACGCGGACAAAAAGGTGCTGGGCACCATCCTCGGCACCGAGGGGGCCCCGGAGGGGGACCTGCACTGGATGGCCGAGAGCGGCGTACAGCACTACGAGCAGCCGAACCACAAGTACGTGACGCGATACCAGTTCCGGCTCCGCCTGCCGCCGGGCAGCACGCTCCGGCTCTACCTCCAGTACGACAGCGACGGGGAATGGCACTACGGCGGCGAGGTGACGGGCAGCGGCATCGGGAGCTTTGTGCTGCCCGTAAAGCCCCGGCGCTGCGACCATCTGCGGTTCCGGCTCGCGGGCGTCGGGAGCTTCAAACTCTTCTCCATCGCCCGGGTGCTGGAGCAGGGCTCGGACCGGTAAGGAGGGAGACCATGCAGCTATCACTTCCCATGCCGCCGGGCGGCATCGAGGCGCGGACCTACAGCTATCTGTTCCAGACGGCACAGGCGCTCAACCTCGCGCTCTCACGCCTGGACGAGAGCAATTTTTCCGAGGATTCGACCGCGCGCCAGATCCTTGCGGGCGGGCAGACCGCGGAGCAGAAGAAGGAGACGGAGCAGGGGCTAGGACGGCTGCGGACGCTGATCATTAAGACGGCGGACGCGGTGCGGGCGGAGCAGGCGGCGCTGGAGCTGCGGCTCCAATCCACCTACGTGGCCCTCTCGGACTTTGGCGACTATCAGGAGGAGATCGACACGCGGCTTTCCGCCACGGCGGCGCGCATCGAGCAGGCGCTGAGCTACTACGCGGAGCTTTCGGACAGCCTGCACGGCGTCTCCGAGGACTTCGACGCCTACCGCGTGGACGTCCAGGGCTACATTCGGCAGGGCGTCATCGGCTACGACGGGGCGGTGCCGATCATCGGCATTGCCATGGGACGCGATCTGCGCGTCACCGGGGCCAAGGAGACCGTGGACGGGACGGAGTACGAGGTCATCGACACCTCGTCCAACATGAGCATCTGGACGCCGGACAAGCTGTCTTTTTACATCAACGGGGCCGAGGCGGCCTACTTTTCCAACGGTGCGCTCTACGTCGGGACCGTGATTGTGAAGGAAAAGCTGGTGCTCGGCCAGGACAAGTGGCAGATCACCCACGACGACGGGTTCACCGTCCGATGGATCGGCGGGTAAAGTTGAAAAGGAAGTGACGATATGCCAGCAGGAACGATATGGCTGGAGAACAGCTCATCCACGGCGGGGGGCGGCTACCTGGCGGGGGCCATTGACTGGGAGTACACCCAGGACATCGAGGCCAACACGTCGCGGGTGGTGGCGAACCTCTTCGTACAAAAAAAAATCCACGAGAGCACGGTGACGACGCCGACCATCGGAACCTGGGAATGCAGCCTCACGCTAAACGGGGAGACCGTGTCCGGGGGCGTCTACGCCAGCGTGAGCGGGGACTGGATCCTCATGCGGTCGCTCATCCTCACCGTGCCCCACAACGACGACGGCACGAAGACCGTCACCCTCTCCGGCGCGGTCTGGGGCCCGAGCGGCACCAGCTACTCGGGGCGGAGCACCGAGGGCAGCGGGACCGTCACACTGAACACCATTCCCCGGGCGTCCACCCTGAGCTGCGGGGCGCTGACGCTGGGGAGCAGGAGCGCCTGCACCATCACCCCGGCGGCGGAGGGCTACCGGCACGACCTCTACCTGACGGCGGGCGGGCACAGGGCCTGTCTGCTCCATGACGTCAGGGGCGGGACCTATCAGATATCACCAAATCTCTCGGACTTCGCGGCCTACATCACGAGCGACAAAAGCGCGTTGGGCACACTGGAGCTGACCACCTACAACGCGGGCTGGACCGCGGCGCTGGGCGTAAAGACCCTGACGGTGCAGGTCCTGGTCCCGGCCTCCTGCGGGCCGTCGGTGTCGGGCGGCTGGGCCTCTGCGGCCTACTACAACGCAGGGACCGCGGCGGCGGGCATTGCGGCCTACGTGCAGGGCTACAGCAAGGCGCAAATAACATTCAACAGCCAAAAGGTCACGACCCGGTACGGGGCGACAATCAAGGGCTACAAGATCGCCTGCGCGGGCGTGACGGCGTCCTCGGCCCCTTACCGGACCCAGGTGCTCCCGGGGACGGCGGCCAGCATCGTCTGCACCGTGGAGGACAGCCGGGGCTACACGGCCTCGGAGACGCTGCAGGTGACGCTGCTGCCCTATGCCAGGCCAAAGCTTTCAAGCCTCAGTCTGTACCGCTCCGACGCGGACGGGACGGCGGACAAGGACGGGACCTGCATCTGGGCCAAGGCAACGCTCTCCTACTCCGCCCTCGGCGGGCGGAACGCCTGCACGCTCAAGGGCTACCACCGGACGGCGGGCGGGAGCTACGGGGACGGGACGGCCATGGAATCGGGCGTGGGCCTCATCCTGACGGCGGCGGCGCTCATCGGGCAGAGCTACGTGGCCAAGATCGAGGCGGCGGACCTACTCGGACAGACGGCGCGCTACGAGGTGACGATCCCCACGGCGGACGCGGCCTTCCACCTCCGGGCCGGGGGCAAGGGCGCGGCCTTCGGCAAGTACGCAGAGGCGGACGGCGTCCTGGACGTGGCCTGGGACCTCCGCGTCCGCGGGGACTATCTGGACGCGGACGGGAACGAGATCGACCGGGTGGTCGAGGCCGGGTCGAGCGGCATCTGGCGCTGGCGCAAGTGGCGGAGCGGCTTCGCCGAATGCTGGGGCGAGCAGACCTACACCGGGGACGCATCCACGGCCTGGGGCGGCCTCTATGCCCTCGAATGCGCCGCGCCGGACTATCCCATCGCCTTCACGGACTGGCCGAACGTGCAGCGGGACGTGGTCTGCAATACGGCGGCGGGCTGCTGGCTCTCGGCCTACGGCACCGGCACCGCCGCGAACTGCGGCCCCTTCGCCCTCCTCCGGCCCACGGCCATGCAGGTCAGCGCGTCCGTCAAATTTTACGTCACAGGACATTGGAAATGAGACCATATAAGGAAAGCCCCGGCGGGGAATGTCCCTGCCGGGGTGATGGATCAGTCGACATAGATCATGCCGTCCTCCTCGTGGACGAGGAAGGAGCGACCGTCGCCGTCCTCCATTTCACAGGCCATGGCGTCGAGGTCCTCGTCGTAGCGGATGGTGGAGTAGTCAAGGGTGCAGTCCTCGTTTTCCTCCAGCCACTCTTCGAGGAGGGCGCGGAAGGCTTTCTTGGTGAGCTTGGGCATTGGATCACCTCCTCAGAGCAGCGCGGTGATGTCGCAGCCGAGGACGGCGGCGATGCGCCTCAGGGTGGAGATGCGGGGCTCACGCTCGCCGCTCTCCCAGCGCGCGACGCTCTGCTGGGCGATGCCGAGGGCATCGGCGAGCTGCTGCTGCGTCATACCGGCGGCGATCCGCGCAGCGCGGATCGGGCTGGGCTGATCAGGCATCGCGGTCACCTCCCATCTTCCGGGCGCGCGAGGCGCGGATGCGGAGCGCGTTGACGGTCGGCTCGGCGGCATCGTACGCGCCCTTGGTGTAAGGCAGATTGGCGGAGACGCCGGAGGGGCTTTTGCGGAGCCGGTCGCCGATCTCCGCAGGCGTGAGCCCCTCCGCGAGCAGCTGCGCCTCCCGCGTCTCGATCAGACCGGCGGTAATGAGCAGCTTGCGGACCTTTTGCGCGGAGAAGCCGTACTGTGCGGCGATCTCCCGCTGGCTCGCGCCGTGGCGGTACAGATCCACCACGGCATCCATCAGAGTGGGCATGCGCTTATCCCTCCACGACGCGGAGGCGGACCGGATAGCTGGAGCCGTCCTTGGAGATGCGGAGCACGCAGGGGAACTCGTCGCCGCAGAGGATCTCGCGCAGCAGCGACGGGATGCTGTCCGGCGGCGTGAGGACGATGTCCTCGGCGGGCGTCTCGTAAGCGTCCCAGCCGTCCGGGGTCTCGACGACCAGCCGGTCATATGTCACAGCAGTCTCGGCGGGGACCTTGTGGGTGTAGACGCAGCGCTTCTCGGCTGCGAGGCAGCCGTAGTTTTTGTGGATGGTGGTAGTCATCGTTATCTTCCTTTCTCTCCGGCGTTGCCGGGCATGATTGCTTACCGATCCGTCAGCACGGGGCGGGGTCATCCGACGCGAGGAGGGCATCGGCGGTCCGGAGCGCCTCTTTGAGCGTATCTCTGCGGGCATCGTCAAACGTGCCGCCTCCCAGCATCTCCACAAAGGCGCGCTGGATCTCGTCGCCGTACCGGACGGTGTAGACCTTGTCGTAGTCGTCGATGGTCTGCGCAAGCTCGCGCAGGTGTGCGGCAGCCTCGAAGTCGGGGCGGGTGATCTCATCCCACTGATCGCGCGTGACGCGCTGCTCCAGCCAGAGCCATTCAGAATTGCTGGCGCGGTCGCTGAGGCGGGTCGCCTCGGCATAGAGCCGATGCATCCGGGTCATCAGATAGTCCGCGTGCGCCTTGTATTCCTCCGCGCCGGAGAGATCGCATTTGTAGGTCCAGGTGTATTTGTCCATGATGATAGCTCCTTTCGCGTTGCTTTATCTTATGGTCTTATAATACACCTAAATGGATGTAAAATAAAGATGGGATTATGCACAAAAAGCGGGAGAGAAGATTGTGGAAAATGACTGGAGGGTAGAGAACGGGGGCGGGAGAATGGTATCCTGCCCTTATACGATACAGCGCAAGGAGGTGACGGGATGGCGCAGAAGATCAAGGACGCGCCCTGGGAGGCGATGCGGACGCAGTATGTGCAGGATGCATCGTGCAGCTACCGCAAGTTGGAGGCGCAGTACGGCGTGAGCCGGGGCGCGATCGCAGGCCGGGCGCAGGAGGAGGACTGGGCGGCGCTGCGCAGGGCATGCCTTGCCAAGAGTGGGCCAGCCATGGTCGATGCACTGGTAGAGCGGCAGGTGGAGCGTGCAAAGCGCGTGCACAGCATTGCTGACACGATGCTGGATAAGCTGGAGGCGGCGATGGAGGAGTATGACATTGCCGATATGCTCAAGGATAAACGGGGCTTGCAGGCGCTCACAGGCGCTCTCCGCACGCTCAAAGAGATACAGGATGTGCGCTGCGTGCTCGATGATGAGGAGCAGCGGGCGAGGATCGCGGCGCTGCGCAAGCAGGCAGAGCGCGAGGAGGCAAGCAGTGAGATCACGGTGCGCATCGCGGGAGGCGATAAGGCATGGCAGGAGTGAGCATTGATATTCCTGCGCCCAGTCCCAAGCAGGCACAGTTTTTGGCGGACACGCACCGGCACGTTGGATATGGCGGCGCGCGAGGCGGCGGCAAGAGCTGGGCGGTGCGCGTCAAGGCAATCCTGCTCTGCCTGCACTGGGCGGGCATCAAGTGCCTGATCGTCCGTAAGACGTATCGGGAGCTAGTAAACAATCACATCGTGCCGCTGCAGGCGATGCTGCCGCGCGAGGTGGCGCGGTACAACAAAAGCGACAAGGTGTTTGTGTTTCGCAATGGTGCGACGATCTCGTTCGGGTACTGCGCCACAGATAGTGATCTGGATCAGTACCAGGGCGCGGAGTACGATGTGATTTTTATCGATGAGGCGACGCAGCTCCGCGAGGAGTGGATCAAAAAGATCAATCTGGCAGTCCGCGGCACCGGGCGGTATCCAAAGCGCACCTACTATACATGCAACCCCGGCGGCGTGGGGCACGATTACATCAAGCGGTTGTTCATTGATCGTGTGTACCGGGATGGAGAGATCCCGGAGGCGTACAGCTTTACCCAGGCACTCGTTACCGATAACGCCGCGCTGATGGAGATGCAGCCGGAGTACAAGCAGGAGCTGGAGGCGCTGCCATCCAAGCTGCGCAAGGCGTGGCTGGAGGGGCGCTGGGACGTGTACGAGGGGCAGTTTTTTGAAGATTTCAGGGCGGCGCCGGATCCGGAGATGTGCGCGGCGGCAGGCATCACGCCGGAGGAGGCACGGCAGCAGCACCGCTGGACACACGTTATCCCGCCGATCGATCTCTCTACGGGTGCGGCGAGGAGCTGGACGATCATGCGATCCTATGACTTCGGCTACGCCAAGCCATTCAGCCTTGCCTATTGGGCGGTGGACTACGATGGCGTGCTGTACCGGATCGCGGAGCTGTACGGCTGCACCGGAGAGCCCAACGAGGGCGTCAAGTGGTCGCCGGACGAGCAGTTCCGGCGGGCTGCGGAGTTTGAGCGGGAGCATCCGTGGCTGAGGGGCAAGCAGATCGTGGACAGCATCGCGGATCCCAGCATCTGGGATCAGTCACGCGGTGAGAGTGTGGCGGAGACGGCGATGCGCTACGGCATCTACTTTACACCGGGCGACAATGCCCGGATACCGGGCTGGATGCAGGTGCATTACCGGCTGCAGTTTGACGCGCAGGGGTATGCGCGGATGTATGTATTTGATACCTGCAAGGCATTCATCCGCACGATCCCGCTAATGATGTACTCGGAGACCAAGCCGGAGGACTTGGACACCACGATGGAGGATCATGTGGCGGACGAGGTGCGGTATATGTGCATGTCGCGCCCGATCAAGCCAGTGCATCCGCCGGTCCGCGTTCCCATCATCAGCGATCCGCTCAATCAGTTCACCCCCGAGCAGCACCGCCGGGGCTACATCTAAAGGAGGGAAACCATATGTATCTCAGCATCGGAGATCGGGGCGACAGCGTCCGAAAGCTCCAGCAATCGCTCATGGACGCCGGGTACGATGTCGGCTCCACGGGCGCGGACGGCATCTACGGGCAGCGGACGCAGGATGCAGTCCGGCGCTATCAGCAGGCCCAAGGCATCGACGCGGACGGCATTTTTGGCGAGTGGACGCAGGGACGGCTCTACGGCTCCTCCGGATCACAGCAGCAGGAGGCTCCCAAGGCGCCCTCCTACAAGTACGATCCGAGCGGGGACCAGCAGTATCAGGAGGCCCTTGGGCGGCTCCAGGAGGCCCAGAAGGCCCAGGCCCCCAGCTATGCGGGAACCTACGACAAGCAGCTGGAGGACATCTACAACAAGATCGTGAACCGCAAGGACTTTTCCTACGACGTAAACGAGGACGCGCTGTACCAGCAGTACAAGGACCAGTACACCACCCTTGGGAAGCAGGCCATGCAGGATACCCTCGGCCAGGCGGCGGCGCTGACCGGCGGCTATGACAGCACCTATGCACAGGGCGCGGCGCAGCAGCAGTACGATGCCTACCTGCAGCGGCTCGGCGATGTGGTGCCGGATCTCTACGACAAGGCCTACGACCGCTACCAGCAGGAGGGCACCGACATGATGCAGCAGTACCAGATGCTGGGCGGGCTGCGGGACACCGAATACAGCCGCTATCAGGATGAGTACAACCGCTACATGGACAACCTCCAGCAGCTCCAGCAGCGCGAGGGCGACCTCTACAACCGCGGCTATACACAGTGGCAGAACGAGCAGGAGATGAGCTACGAGCGCCAGCAGGACGCCTATGAAAAGGCGGTAAACCTCATCACCACGCTGGGCTATATGCCCTCTGCGGAGGAGCTGGCGGCGGCTGGCATGACCAGCGACGAGGCGCAGCGGTGGCTCGCCTACTATCAGCAGCAGATGGCGGCGGCCGCGGGGAGCGGCGGAGGCGGCGGAGGCGGCGGTCGTGGGCGCGGGCGCGGCGGCTCGAAGAGCGGCGCATCCGAGGAGGACAGCGCCTCCGAGAGGACGTCCTACCCGCCCACGCTGAAGAAGCGTCCTGGCGTGATCGACGAGGGCGGCGGCGGCCGGTCCACGGAGGCCGGCGTGGACAATGCACGGTATAAGAGCATCCGGGACACCGTGGCGCAGACGGCGGCGAAAAAGGGCTCGGCGGCAGCGGCACGGCAGCTCCTCAAGTACCAGAAGGAGCTCAGCGATCGGCAGCTGGAGCTGATCGACGCATACTACAAATCCAGGGCGAAGAAATAAACGGAGGGCACAGGATGGCGAGAAAGCGAAATACCGGCGGGAATGCGCAGCAGAGGGTGGCGGCCAGCACGGCGAAGAGGATCCCCTCGACGCGCCAGGAGATCGTGGAGGACCTCCAAAACGTGGCGGCGGGCGGAAAGCCGGGCGGGAACCGGATAAACGAGGCCTATGCGGAATACCGGCAGAAGAAGGAGCAGGAGAAGCCGGAGCGGGCCATGGACGAGGCCGTTGACGCCTGGGTGCAGTGGAACCAGGCGCGGGCGCGGACGCCGCAGTATCGCATGGCGCAGGACGAGGCGGCGGAGCGGGAGGCATCCGGGTATGTGTCGCCGGAGAACTATGCGGCGTCTATCCGGGCGAATCAGCGGGCCGCGGGCCGCATCCGGGCCGGTGGCGTCATCATGAGCGACGGGCGCTACCACGTCGGCAAGCGCGCGCAGGAGGATCTCGACCGGCTGGCGCAGAGCACAGCCCGGAGCGAGCTTGCCATGCGGGCGCAGGAGGACGAGACGGCGATGTTCCGCGGCTCCGACTATTGGCTCCAGCGGGCAAACGAGCTGGAGCAGAAGCGCAAGGCCTCCCGGTCCGGCTACGGCGGCATGATGCAGGGCGGCGCGGCCTTTCGGGAGACGCCGGAGTTCACGGCGCAGGACCGGCAGGACTGGGACAAGGCCCGGGAATACTACTACCAGATCAAGAACGCGGAGCGCTGGGGCTCCATGCCCGAGGACCTGCGCCAGAAGGCGCTGGAGGCAGCGGGCTACGTCACGGACAGTGTCCTCGCCTGGCAGGACGGCGACGAGGCGGCGCTGGCGGGCATGACGCCGGACCAGCGGGCGCAGATCCAGCGGGACCAGCGGGCGCGGCGAAACCAGATCGCGGCCATTCTGGCCGGGGCCGGGTACGAGCCGGAGGAGGTCATCGAGTACGCCTCCCGGGTTCGCAACGCGGAGCGGATGCAGCAGGAGATGGCCGGACTTTCCGAGGACGTCACAGGCAAAGGCGCGGAGGGTGTGGCGCGGGGCGTGTACGGCACGGTGCAGAGCTACGCCACCAACCTGCTCTCCCCCATCGGCTCCGTGGGCCTGTTGGGCCAGAAGCTCTTCCGGGGCGGCGCAGGCGCGGAGCAGTACCGGCCCGTGGACTACAACACGCCCTCCATGTACTTCTCCCAGGGCACCTCGGCCATCCGCGGGGCTGTGGGCGGACAGATGAGCGACGTGGGGCGGTTCTTCTATGACACTGTCAACAGCGCTGTGGACAGCGGCGTTCGGATGCTCGTCGGCCAGGCGCTGGGCGGCGGCGGAATCAAGCCCAGCCCGGACATGGCGGAGGAGGCGGCGGCGAAGCTGAACCGCTTCGTCTCCGGCTTCATTTCCACCCAGATGTCCGGCGAGGTCTTCGCAAATTCCTTCGTGCAGGCCAAGAAGAGCGGCTCCACGGACGCGGATGCGCTGCTGGACAGCGTGACGTCTGCGCTCATCGAGGGGCTGACGGAAAGGTACAGCGTCGAATCCATCCTGAAAAACCCAAACGGCCTGACGTGGACGGCGCTGCGCAACAGCTTCCTTGCAGAGGGCAGCGAGGAAATGGCGTCCGACTTCCTGAACACCATCTACGACGAGCTGAAGAACGGCGACGATTCGGAGCTTCGGGCCCAGTACCGGGAGCTGCTGGCCAGCGGGGCGACGGAGGACGACGCCTTCAACCGGGTATTCGGCGACTACGTCAAGCAGGTGGTCCTCGACGGGCTGGCGGGCGGTCTCTCCGGCATCGCCATGTCCGGCGTGGCGGAGTACGCGACGAACAAGCGCTACGAGAAGGCCTACGCCGATCCGGCGGACACGCAGGCGCTTCTGGACGAGGCGCGGGCGGTCAATCCGGATTCAAAGCTCCTCAAGCGGGCGGAGCAGCGCGTGGCCGAGGGCAAGGGCGTCACGGGCTACCAGGCGCGGGAGCTGATGGGCCGCAACGAGGAGAAGCTCGCGCCCCTCAAGCAGGCCTCCGCGAAGTACGGGAAGCAGAGCGGGGCCATGCAGGCCACCTATCAGGAGGGGCAGGACGTCGCCCAGTACGACATGAGCTACCGCGTAGCCTACGAGATGGGCAAGGCGGGGACGAAGCTATCGGCTGCCCAGACGAGCACGGCCACGGACTACCTCACCGACGCGCAGAAGCAGGCGGCCTGGTCCGCCGGGCGGGACGCGCGGACCCGGCTCTCTGACGTCTCCGAGGTGGCCAACGGGCGGGCGCTGCTGAACGGCCAGATCGTGCAGGTGCAAACCATCTCCGCGCAGGACGGGAAGCTCATGGCCGAGGTGCGGCAGGGCGAGAGCGTACAGACCGTGGCGCTGGACAGCCTCAAGGTGGACGCGGGGACGCGGACGCTGGCCGAGGGCGCGAAGCAGTACGGCAGCGCCGCCGGGACCATCTTTGAGCAGTACAAGGCCGGGCAGGACGTGGCGGCCTACCTCCGGGCGGCGGACATGGCGGCGGCTGTGGGCATGGCCTCCCCTTCCGCTTCGTCGGAAACGGTGCTCCGGAACCTCCAGGCGGGGCAGCTCGGGAAGGCCCTGAGCGGGGAGCAGATCACGGCCATCTACAAGGCCGGGCAGACGGCGGGCCGGACGCAGCTGCGCAAAACCGGCATGACGCGGCTCGGCACCGGGACCGTCACCTTCGAGCAGACCGCCAAGGGGGCCAAGCTCAACGCGCGGCAGAAGGCCTCCGTACAGTTCATCCGGGACCTCGCAAAGGTCACGGGCATTGACTTCACGATCTACAAGAGCAGCGCGGACAGCACCGGGCGGCTCCAGGGGGCCAACGGCGCTTACCGGGACGGGACGGTACACGTGGACCTCAACGCAGGCGCGGCCTATGCGGGGAAGCTGGAAAGCGCCTCCATGCTGCGCACGGTCTCCCATGAGCTGACGCACTACATGGCCGAGGCGGCGCCGACGGAGTTCTCGGCGCTCCAGGACTTCATGGTGCAGCGGCTCTCCCAGTGGGAGGGGCACAGCATTCAGGACCTCGCGGAGGGCAAGATGGCGACGGCGGAGCAGGCCGGGCACCCCATCACGGCGCAGGAGGCACTGGAGGAGGTCGTGGCGGACGGCTGCGAGATGATGCTGCGGGACAGCAAGGCGGTGCAGCAGCTCGCAGAAGAAAACCGCACCCTCTTCGAGAAGGTGCGGGACTGGATGAAGAAGTTCTTCGAGAGCCTGCGCAAGGCCTTCGATGGCGTGGAGGCCGTCCACCCGGAATCCATCCACATGATGGAGAACTACGCCGGGGAGCTGCAGAAGCTCTGGGACGAGGCGTTCACGGCGGCTGTGAAGAATGCGAAGGCTGCGCAGGGGAATAAGAGGGCGCTGCCAGTTGCGACCGCGGAAGTAAAGCGTTCGGATCGCGTGGCAGAATACGCGAAACCAATTACACCGACAGATGTGGACGCCCTGCGATCCATCGGCAGGAAGAGCATTAACGAATTCACCTCCGAGGATATCGAGAAGGCACAGAAATGGGCGTACAAGTTCTATC